GTTCCCATCAATTCAAAGAAGAGATTATGGATTAAGAGATAGTGGAGCATTGAGAAAGGATCTTGGATAATAGTATAAATATAGGAAAAAGCTAGTAATATGGCTGCTATTGTAACAGATCAGTTTAGAATTCTTAATGCTAATAACTTTGTAGAGAATATAGAAAGCTCTTCAAATTCTTATTATGTGTTTTTAGGTCTATCTAATCCAACTCAGGTTGGTTTTGGTAGGACTTCTGACTGGAACACAAATACGCCAAATCCAGTAGATAATTTCAATAATATAAATCACGTCTCTGACACTATGATTTTTGGTAAAAAAGTCACTAGTGTCAATGTTAGAAGATTAATTAGAAGAATTGATTGGACGCAAGGAACAAGATATGAGATGTATCGTCACGATTATAGTGTCACATCTCCATCACCAGTAACACAATCTTCTAGATTGTATGATGCTAATTACTATGTTATGAATAGTAATTATAATGTTTATATTTGTATTGATAATGGATCCTCCGGAATCAGCACTACAGGAAACGCATCTCAGGATGAGCCATTATTCACTGATTTAGAACCTTCAAGAGCTGGTGAAAGTGGCGATGGATATATTTGGAAGTTCTTATTTACAGTTTCTCCTAGTGACATCATAAAGTTTGACTCAACAGAATATATTTCGGTTCCTAACAATTGGTCAACATCTACAGATTCTCAGATACAAGCAGTTAGAGAAAATGGAGATTCTACAGTTAACAATAATCAAATTAAGAAAGTTTATATACAAGATCAAGGATCTGGGTATTCTGGTGGTTTAGGTCAAGAAGTTAATATTTTAGGCGATGGAACTGGTGGAAAAGTTGTTGTAGATGTCGTAAGTGGAAAAATAACTAATGCTTCAGTTTCTTCTGGAGGAAAAAATTATACTTATGGTGTTGTTGATCTTGGATCAATAAATGCGAATGCCACTGGAAATTTTGCCAAACTAATTCCAATTATCCCACCATCAAAGGGTCACGGATATGATTTATATAAAGAGTTAGGAACTGATAAAGTTTTAATTTACGCTAGATTTGATGATTCAACCAAAGACTTTCCAACTGATACAAAGTTTGCACAGATTGGAATAGTAAAAAATCCTACCTCAATTGGAGCAACCTCTGTATTTACTGAAAGTCAATTTTCATCTTTATATTCAATAAAATTCTCTTCTGTTTCTGGAACTATTAGTGTTGGAGATAAAATAAGTCAATCTGTAACTGGGGGATCTGCTCATGGTTATGTGGCATCATATGATACCGAAACCAAGGTTCTCAAGTATTACAGAGATAGATCTTTATACTTTAATCAATCCACATTAGATCAAACAGATTATGTTGGTGTTTCCACAAGTTCAAAAGTATTAGGTTTTGAATCATCAGCAAATCCTGTTACTACATCTGGTGGTTTTTCTGGTTCTATTGATACTGGGTTTACCGGTATTACTACAAACCCAACGGGCAATAAAATTATTAGTCTAGGAAGTCAATTTACAAATGGGTTGTCAAATCCAGAGATAAATAAAGGGTCAGGTGAAATTATTTACTTAGATAATAGACCACTGATCACGAGAAATTCTAGACAAAAAGAAGACGTTAAAATTATCCTGGAATTCTAAAAAATGCCACAGAAAACTAATTTAAATATAAATCCTTATTACGACGACTTTGATAAGGACAATAATTTTTATAAAGTTTTATTTAAGCCAGGATACCCCGTACAGGCTAGAGAATTAACAACTTTACAATCTATCTTACAAAATCAGATAGAGTCTTTCGGAAGTCATATTTTCAAAGAGGGATCTATGGTGATCCCCGGAAATATTAATTATGACTCTGAATATTATTCAATTAGAATAAATCAAGATCATCTGGGTATTCCAGTTTCTCTTTACGCAGAAAATTTAGTAGGAAAGCGTCTAACAGGTCAAGATTCCGGAGTAACGGTAATTGTTGATAAGTATCTTTCACCATCAGACTCTACAGACATTACAGATCTAACCCTGTTTATTAAATATTTAAATTCTGGATCAGATAACACTGTTAGAACTTTAAATGATGGTGAAGTATTAATTACGGAAGAATCTTTTGTATATGGAAATACTTCAATCAATGCTGGCGATACTGTAGCAACCTTAGTATCACTGAACGCATCGGCAATTGGGTGTGCTGTAGGTATATCACAAGGTGTATATTTTATCAGAGGAACTTTTGTAGATGTAGCAACAGATAAAATTGTTCTTGATCCATATTCAAACACACCATCTTATAGAGTTGGTTTAAATATCTTAGAAGAAATTGTAACTGCTAAAGACGATTCTTCACTTTACGATAATGCTAGAGGATTTTCAAACTTTGCTGCTCCTGGTGCAGATAGATTAAAAATTTCAACAGTTTTATCAAAAAAACCACTAACAGACTTTAATGATAAGAGTTTCGTAGAGTTAATTAGACTTGATAATGGTGAGGTCAAAAAACTTCAAAATAAGTCAGAATACTCTGTTATCAAAGATTATTTTGCCAAGAGAACTTATGAAGAATCTGGAGATTATTCTGTAGATAAGTTTAATATTCAGGTTGCTAATTCGTTAAATGATGGTATTTCAAACGAAGGGATATATCTATCAACACAAACAACAGATTCCGGCAACATTCCTAGTGATGATTTAATGTGTATTAAGGTATCACCTGGAAAAGCATACGTAAGAGGATTTGATATTGAAAAGCAAGCGACTACAATATTAGATGTTGATAAGCCTAGAGATAAAGCAACTGTTAATACATCTCTAGTCCCATTTGAGATGGGTAATCTCCTGAGAGTTAATAATGTAACAGGAACTCCATTTGTCGGTATTAATACAAGCAATAATACCGTTACATTCTTCAATCAAAGAAAAGCATCTGAAGGATCTGGAACAGGAGATGAAATTGGACAAGCAAGAGTATACTCTTTCAGTTTAAGTGATGCTCCATATTCAAACGATTCTTCTGAATGGGAATTATATCTTTTTGATGTACAGACATTTACAAAATTAACTTTAAATCAAAGTCTAAATTCTAATCAGTGTCCAGCAACATCTTTCATCAGAGGAGTAAGTAGTAATGCTTCTGGATATGTAGTTACTGCAGCATCTGGTGTAGACATAACACTAACACAAACATCAGGAACATTCATTGCTGGGGAACAAATTTTAATTAATGAGTCTTCAGAATATTCAAGAAGTGTAAAAAGTGTAAAAGTATTCAGCACACAAGATATTAAGTCTGTTTTCCAAGGATCAACTTCAATTTCTTCAGGAATAAAAACTTCATTCGTTGCTGACACAGTTCTTCAAAGAATTTCTCCTCCAGGATTTAATATTACTGATAGACTTACTATTACTGGTGGTGTTAGTGCTGGGACAGTAACTTGCCCTGGCAAAAACTTTTTAGGAATTAGAAGTGACGCTATTATCAGATATCAAGTATCTGGTTTATCAACTGAAACTTATAACAGAGTAGTTTCAGTGTCTAGCGATGGTTTAACTATGACTGTTGCTGGTATTTCAAGTGTATTTGGTGTATGTAATGGTGGATTGCCATCATCAACTCAATCAGTCACTTTTTCAATTGGTGTACCAAATATCACTAATGATGAAACTGCAGGACTTTATGCTCCATTAGATGCTTCAAATATTTCAGATGTATCATTAGCAAATTCAAATTTATTAGTAACCAGTCAACTTCGTGAATTGACGACTAATTCTGTTGGATCTTTGAGCGTTGATGTTACTTCTACTGGAATTTCTAGTGCCTTCTTTGAAACTTTTGATGCTGAAAGATATTCAATTCATTATTCTAATGGTGATATTGAAGATTTAACTAGTGATCAATTTACACTAAATTCAAATGGTTCTCAAATTGTATTTTCTGGATTGAGAACAAGTCAATCTTCAAATGTAACCTTAAACACTACCGTAAGAAAGAATTTAATTAGAAATAAACAGAAAGACTTTATCAGAAGTCAAAAATTAATCGTTAATAAGTCAATTTCTGGAATTTCTACAGCATTAAGTGGATTAAGTACAAATCAATTTTATGGTCTAAGAGTTCAAGACAAAGAAATTTCTTTAAATGTTCCAGATGTTGTCAACATTGTCGGTGTTTATGAATCTCTAGACACATCTAATCCAACTTTAGATAAGTTAACTTTTGTTTCTGGACTATCACTAGATACTAATTCAATTTTAGGTGAAAGAATAGTTGGATCAAGTAGTGGAGCAATTGCTCAACTTGCCACTAGATCATCTGCTACAGAGGTGGAAATTTGTTATCTAACACCTCAAACATTCACGGTGGGTGAAACTGTAACATTTGAAGAATCCAACATTGTTACGAATATTCAAGTTATAACTGTGGGTAATTACTTAAATATTACCAACAGATTTGATCTGGACAAAGGACAAAAAGAGCAATATTATGATTATTCTAAAGCAGTAAGAAAAATAAATTTCCCCGAACCAACAAGAAAATTATTAATTGTATACAATTGCTACAGTGTACCTTCAAATGATCTTGGAGATTTATACACAGTTGAATCATATGCTCAAGAAAGATTTACAAATGATATTCCCATTTTAAGAAATTCTCTAAGATCAACTGACACTTTAGATTTTAGACCAAGAGTATCAGAATTTACATCAACAACTTCTTCACCATTTGCTTTTGCGAGCAGGACTTTTGGATCTTCTGGAAATAATCCTACTCTTGTTGTCACTCCAAATGAAAGTTCATTAATAGGATACAGTTATTATCTACCAAGAATTGACAAATTAGTTCTTGATAGTCTTGGTAATTTCTCATTGATCAGAGGTGTTTCTGCCTTAGATCCTAAAGAACCAACAAATGTAGAAAGTGCGATGGACATTGCCACCATCAATCTTCCCGCTTATTTGTATAATCCAGACGACGCTGTAATAACTCTCGTTGATAATAGAAGATATACAATGAGAGATATTGGAAAGTTGGATGATAGAATTTCCAATCTAGAAACTGTTACATCTTTAAGTCTACTTGAATTAGATACTAAAACACTGCAGGTTCAGGATGCTGATGGTCTTTCAAGATTCAAATCAGGATTCTTTGTAGATGATTTTAAAAATAATAATTTGTTAGATATTTTGAATCCAGATTGTAAGTGTGATATTGATGTAGAAAATCAAGAATTAAATACTCCACTAGATTTTTATTCACTAAAACCAGAATTATCTTTACTACCATCAATCAATACAGATACTGCTGATTTTTCAGCAAATCTTGAATTATTGGATTCAAATGTTAGAAAAACGGGTGATCTAGTTACATTAGACTATGAAGAAACTGGATGGATTGAACAACCTTTAGCATCTAGAGTTGAAAATGTCAACCCATTCAATATGATTGAATTTGTCGGCAGAGTTCAATTGAGTCCTGCTTCTGATAATTGGGTTAGAAATGTATTTGTTAGTGGTGGTGAAAGAACGATTACTGGAGACTTTGATGGTTCTTATGTAGAAACCATCAAGATAAGTAGCGAACCAGATACTCATATTCGCTCTAGAAATGTTGCTTTTGGTGCTGGCGGATTAAAACCAATTACAAGATATTATCCATTCTTTGATAGTACTAGTGGAATTGATATCGTACCCAAACTTCTTGAAATCACAATGACTTCTGGAATATTCCAGAATGGTGAAACTGTAGATGGATTTATTGGTGGCACTAGAGTCATAACTTTCAGAACTTGCCAACCAAATCACAAAACCGGAGATATTAATAATCCCGCTACAACATTTAACGCAAATCCATATAATACATCAATAAGTCTACCTTCAACTTATTCAGCATCCTCTACGGTTCTAAATGTAGATGTTGCTTCATTGTCTGAAGAGGCGCAGGGAAGATTTGAAGGTTATGTAACGATAGGAACTGTCCTAGTTGGTAGAACAAGTGGTGCTCAAGCATCTGTTTCAAACTTAAGACTAGTTTCGGATACTTTTGGCGATATTGGTGGAGCGTTCTTCTTTAAAGATCCTCTAGCATCTCCTCCTCCCCCATTGAGATTTAGAACTGGAACTAAAACATTCAAACTTACATCTAGTTCAACAAATTCAACTCCTTTACCCGGAAGTTTACTGATCAGCAGTGCCGAAACTAGTTACAACACAAGCGGTATTGTAGATACATTTAGACAAACCAATGTTATTGTTAGAAGACCACCCCCACCACCGCCACCACCTCCTGCAGCACGTGGTGGTGGAAAAGATCCTCTAGCACAAACCTTTACTGTTGATGAAACTGGAGCGTTCTTAACATCGGTTGATCTATTTTTCGCAAGTAAAGATGAAAATGAAAAAGTTACAGTTGAATTGAGAACTGTAGAACTTGGAACTCCTACTGATCAATTGGTTCAAGATTTCGCAAGAGTTACTTTAGAACCATCTCAGGTTAATACATCGACAGATGGATCAGTAGCAACAAGAGTTACTTTCCCATCTCCAGTATACCTACAACCTGGCGAGGAATATGCGATTGTAATTCTTTCGCCATCATCAAATAACTATGAAACCTGGATTGCCAGAATGGGTGAAAGGACAGTAGACACTCAAAATCTACCTGATGCGGAAAGTGTTATTGTAACAAAACAGTATTTGGGTGGAAGTCTTTTCAAATCACAAAATGGAACTATTTGGACTCCAAGCCAATTTGAAGATCTTAAGTTCAAACTTTATAAAGCACAATTCACACAAAATCTTGGTACAGTTTATTTCTACAATCCAAAACTTGGAACTAGAAATAGTCAAACTCCTAGATTGTCTCCAAATCCAATTAAAACTCTTCCGAGAAAGTTAAAAGTTGGTATTACAACTACCAGCACAACTTCAATGGCAAATATTTTAACGGCTGGTAGAAAAGTTGGAGAAACTAATTCATCAGGACCTTACGGTTATATTGAAAATGTTGGAAGTAGAATTTCGGCACTTTCTCTAACTAATGCTGGTGTTGGATATTCTAATGGTACATTCTCTGGCGTATCACTCTACAGTGTAACTGGAAATGGATCAGGTGCTGTTGGAGTCGTAACAATATCCTCAAATGTTGTTTCTGCTGTATCAATAACAACCCCAGGAAACGGATATGTGATTGGTGATGTTCTAGGAGTTACCACTAGCAACGTAGTTAAAGGTTCAAATGCCACAATCACAGTTTCAAACATTAGTGGTGTAGACACTCTTTATCTAACAAATGTTCAAGGTGAAGAATTTACTGATGGTCAAGATCTAGTTTATTATGAAAATACAACGGCAGTTGCCTTAGCAAATACTGATATTAGAGGAACATCATCTCTAATTAGTAATCTCTATGATGGTAGAGTTATTGAAGTTGATCATTATAATCACGGTATGATGGCAGATAACAATAAAGTTACTCTGGCAGACATTGAACCAAATACTGCCCCAATTTTACTGACTGCCAATCTTGCGACTGATGCTACAACAATTTCTGTTGCCAATACTTCTACATTCTCAACTTTTGAAGGTATTTCAACCTCAACTGGATATGTAAAAATTAATAATGAAATTATTTACTACAACAGTATTGGATCTGGAACTTTAGGAATTGGAACAAGAGGTATAGATGGGTCTTCTATTAGAACTCACAATGTAAATGATCTTTGCTATAAGTATGAACTTAATGGTATTTCTCTAACGAAGATTAACGCAACTCATGATATGCCAACTGATTCTGCGTTAAAGGCATCCAAGAATATTGATAAGTATTATCTACAAATTGATAGATCAAATAGACCTTCTGGTGATACTCAACTAAGTTTCACTGATGAGAGATCACTTGGTGGAACAAATGTATTTGCTTCTCAAAACTTCCAATATAATGCGGTTATACCACAATTTAATGTAATTACTCCTGGTGAAACAACATTTATAAATGCCGAACTAAGATCAGTATCTGGTACTAGTGCTGGAGGATCAGAAGTTTCCTTTATTGATCAGGGATATGAATCAGTTGAACTAAATCAAATTAACAGACTTTCTTCTACAAGACTTGTTTGTTCCGAAATTAATGAGACCAATAGATTAACCGATTTACCAAAAAATAGATCCACTACTTTAGCGGTTGAATTTAGTTCTCAAGATCCAAATCTATCTCCAGTATTAGATACTCAAAACGGTGTTCTCATTCTTGAGAGAAATAGATTAAATTCACCAGTTACAAATTATGTAACTGATTCTAGAGTTAAATTAATTTCTGGAGATCCACATTCTGCGGTTTATATTACAAACAGAGTTGATCTTAAGCAACCAGCAACCTCTCTGAAGGTTCTTGTTTCTGCTTATAGACATTCTTCGGCAGACTTTAGAGTTCTTTATAGACTCTTCAGACCAGATTCTAGTGAAATTGAACAGGCATATGAACTGTTCCCAGGTTATGATAATCTTAGGGATTTGAATGGTGATGGTTTTGGCGAAACAATTATTGATTCAACTCTTAATAGTGGTAGAGCAGATGCTTTTGTCCCATCAAGTAGAGACAATCAATTCCTAGAGTATCAATTTAGTGCTGATAACCTTGACAAATTTACAGGATTTGCTATTAAGATTGTGTGTTCTGGAACTAATGAAGCATATGCCCCAAGATTCAAGGATTTGAGAGTGATCGCATTAGCATGATCCCTGTTGAAGGTCATAAAAATCTTTACAGAGATGAAAAGTCTGGCGCTATTGTCAATTGCGATACATTGGGATATTCTCAATACATTAAAATGAAATCTGAAAAGCAAAAGCAAAAAGATGAAATTGAACAAATTAAAACTGATATTGAAGAAATTAAATCTTTACTGAAGGAGATTATCAATGGATCCAAATGAAATAAAACTTGATGATATCAATAAGTTATTTGAATATGAAATGCAGTCCAGAGAAATTGATGAATGTAATGATATTAATCAACTTAGATTGATGCTTAAGACCTCAATTAAACTTTATATGAAACAACAAGAGGTTATTCATAGTCTTGGAAATCTTGGATTTGGTCCAGTATAAATATATTTTAGATCCTGAAATTTTTTATAAATGGCAGCCGTTTATGTAAGTAATCTAGTCGTAAACACTGGTACTACATTTACTCAAACATTTTCATTAGAGAATAGTGATTCTAGTTCCATATTAAATTTGAGCGGATATACTATATCTGCTCAAATGAGAAAACATGCTGGTAGTTCATCATATACTTCGTTTACCGCATCGGTTTTAAATCCTACAGCAGGAACAATTAGAGTCGGACTGGGAACTACTACAACTGCCTCTCTCAAACCAGGTCGTTATGTTTATGATGTTTTGATAACAGATAGTTCTGGAGTAATAACTAGAGTTGTTGAGGGATCTGTTCTAGTTAGAGAAGGAGTAACTCGCTAATGGCAGACATTAGAGTTAGAGTTGGTCAACAAAACGCAGTTAAAGTTGTATCATCTTTAGCTGGAACTAAAGATATTTCTTTAGGTGATTTGACAGATGTAAACTTACCACCCGCACTATTAAATGGGATGGTTCTTGTTTATAACTCCACTACCCAAAAATGGGATGCAACATTAGAATTAACCCCAGGAACATCACAGAATTTAGACATCAACGGAGGTAGCTTTTAATGGCAAGTATTATTAGGATTAAAAGATCCTCTGGTACTAGTATACCTGGAAGTCTACAGTGGGGTGAACTAGCATATGTAACTGGTATTGGCAGTGCTACAGGAACTAGCCAAAACAGGGATAGAGTTTATATTGGTGATGATGGAACAAACGTAGTATCTGTTGGTGGACGTTATTATACGTCTATGATGGACCACGTTCCAGGAACTGTTGCTGGAGTAACAAATACCAGAAATAGCGATGGTGGTATTGTTGTTATTCTTGACAACACAAGAAAAGTAGATCAATGGAACGTTGATAATTTAAGACTTGATGGAAATACATTTTCTTCACAGAACACTGATGGAGACATTGTACTAGATCCAAATGGAACCGGTGAAATTAATATTGTTGATGATACTTATTTAAGTTTTGGTACTGATAAAGACGTAAAGTTAAGATACGACGAAGCTACTGATAATAGATTTGAAATTGAGGGAGCAGACTGGGCATTTGCCAATGGCGTTGCTATCAATATTGGAGATGTAACAGATTCAACTGACAAGGATAATGGTGCTCTTGTAGTTGAGGGTGGAGTTGGTATTGAGAAAAACCTCAACGTTGGTGGTAATGCGACTGTTGCTGGTGTTACAACTTTTACTGGAAGTGTAACCATTGGTGATGTAAAAATTGAAGAAAATATAATTTCAACAATTCCAGGATCAACTGGAATCCTATACATTGACCCTTATCCAGACGGATTAAGCAATGAAGGAACTGTCATTATTAAAGGTGACTTACAAGTTGATGGTACAACTACGTCAGTAAATTCAACTGTTGTATCAATCAATGATCCAATTATCGTTCTTGGTGATGTAACCAGTAAGAGAACGGTTATGGCACCAGTTCTTACTGGTGTTTCAACAATTACACTTGACTCTGTAATTGGTATTAATACTGGAGATACTATTCAAGGTAGTGCTTCATTACCAAATAGTGGACTAACCACTATTACTGGGTATAATACAACAACAAAAATTATTACCATTCAGGGCACTACTTCCGCAGGTATTATTACCACTACACAATTAACAATTACTCACGCTTTTGATACAAATACTGATAGAGGTATTGCTTTTGACTATAACACAGGCGTAGGAACAGCAAACAATAAAACTGGTTTCTTTGGTTATATTGATGGCACTAATGTTGGTAGTGCAGCGACTCCAAGATCTTGGACTTATATTCCAGATGCCGCCATCGTTTCAAATGGTGTAGTTACAGGAACTAGAGGTTACCTTGATATCAAAGGTATTTACTATCAGACTGGTGATTTTAATACTCACGGTGTTGTATACTTTGATGCTGATGGATTACAAACATCAACAAATAATCCATCATCACCAACCATAACATCAAAGCAAATTTTGACAGCAATTACAGAAGTCAATTTAACCTTTGCTAGTTCAGTGTCTGTTACAGCGGGAGATTTAATTCTACAAGAAACCAGTAATGCTTATGGTGTAGTTAAAACAACTGCAAACAGCACTACAATCACTTTGGTTGGTGTTGAAGGGACGTTTGATACAACGAATAACCTATTGAAAAATAGCGTTACTTTAGCAACAATTCCATCATCTGTAACGACCATATATACAAATAAACCAACCTGGACTTCAACTTTAGATGGAGGAACATTCTAGTTTATGTCAAATCAAAATAGTGAAGTTGATGTGAATGTATTGATTAAATTATATAATCAAAAATTAGCATCATTGACAAATCAAAATATCTTACTAGAAGCAAAACTTCAAACACTGACTCAAGATTATTCTACGTTAGAAGAAAAATATAATGAAATCTTAATTTCCAATCAAACAGAGGAATAATACGATGGCAAAACCAGCAAGTAGACAACAACTCATTGATTACTGTTTAAGAAGGCTGGGTGCCCCTGTATTGGAGATTAATGTTGATGATGACCAAATAGACGATTTGGTAGACGACGCCCTACAGTACTTCCAGGAGCGTCATTTTGATGGTGTTGAGAGAATGTATCTCAAGTACAAGTTTTCTCAAGCAGATCTGGATAGAGGAAAGGCAAAAAATACAAATGGTGTAGGAATTGTAACTACAACAGCAACATCTACAAATATCAGTGGATATGGAACAGTTACATCAAATTTTTATGAAACTTCTAATTTTATTCAAGTTCCAGACTCTGTAATTGGAATTGAAAAAGTTTTTAAATTTGATACCAGTTCAATTTCTGGTGGAATGTTTAGTATTAAGTATCAGCTATTTCTAAATGATCTTTATTATTTTAATTCCGTTGAACTGTTACAATATGCTATGACAAAAACTTATTTGGAGGATATTGACTTCTTATTGACCACAGATAAACAGGTTAGATATAATAAAAGACAAGACAGATTGTATTTGGATATTGACTGGGGAGCACAAACCGTAGATACTTATCTGGTTTTAGACTGTTACAGAATTTTAGATCCAGATACTTATACGAATGTTTATAATGATAGTTTTCTAAAAAGATACTTGACAGCATTAATTAAAAGGCAGTGGGGTCAGAATCTTATTAAGTTTAGGGGAGTCAAACTTCCTGGAGGAATTGAACTTAATGGTAGAGAAATTTATGAAGATGCAGAGCGAGAACTGGAAAGCATTAAGCAAGTAATGGCTCTTGAATATGAACTTCCACCTTACGACTTTATTGGATAATGGCATTAAATCCCTTCTTTCTTCAAGGATCTCCTAGTGAGCAAAGGCTTGTACAAGATCTTATTAATGAACAACTTACAATTTATGGAGTAGAAGTTACTTATATTCCAAGAAAATTTGTAAGAAAACAAACTATTATTGAAGAAATTCAGTCATCTAAGTTTGATGATAATTTTTCAATTGAAGCATACGTTAATACATATGAGGGATACTCTGGGGCTGGAGATATTCTCACAAAGTTTGGGATGAGTTTAAGAGATGAATTAGTAATTACAATTTCAAAAGAAAGGTTTGAAGATTTTATTGCATCTTTCTTGGCAGCAATGCCAGACGATGAAATTGAATTAGCAACTAGACCTCGTGAAGGAGATTTAGTCTATTTTCCTTTAGGTCAAAGATTATTTGAAGTTAAGTTTGTAGAACATGAACAACCTTTTTATCAGTTAGGTAAAAGTTATGTTTATGAATTAAAGTGTGAATTGTTTGAATATGAAGATGAGGTTCTTGATACTTCTATTGATGAGATTGATACTACAATTCAAGACACTGGATTTATTACTACATTGAATTTAATTGGATTAGGTAGAACGGCTACCGCAAATGCTAATCTAAGTGAAACCACAGGATATATTAAACAAATTTTCTTAAATAATGATGGTAGTGGTTATACTGGATCACCAATAGTTTCAATATCAACTGCGCCTTCTGGTGGTATCAATGCTACTGCTGTTGCGATTACAACAAATAGAGCTGGAGTCTATTCAATAGGGCAAATACTACTTACGAATGCTGGATCGGGTTATGTATCACCACCAACTATTACAATCACTGGTGGAAATGGAACTGGAGCTGCTCTTACCTGCTCCATAGAAAGTGATGTAAGAGGTGTCATTAGCTTTACTATGACAGATAATGGTGTTGGATACTCAACAATTCCTTTGGTCAGTATATCCTCTCCGGGAATAGGTACAACTGCCACGGCAGTTGCTGTAATTAACTCAGATACACAAGTTTCTTCTATAAGACTAACTAATCCTGGAGTAGGATATACTCTTACTCCAACTGTCACAATAGCACCTCCACCATTAATTACTGGTATTGGAACGTATAACTTTAATGAAGTGGTAAGAGGACTAACATCTGGAACAGAAGGAAGAGTAAAATCTTGGGATTCGGATACTAAGGTTCTCAAAGTGTCTCTTGTTGGAATTGGAACCACAGTGAGTGGATTTATACCAGGTGAGATTATTGTTGGCACTTCATCAACAATATCCGCAGCGTCAACTTCTAATGGATATGCCATTTATACTGTTAAATCTTATGATCACAGGGACATATATGATAAATATGAACAAAACGACGAAATTGAAGAAGAGGCGGATACCTTCTTAGATTTCTCACAGTCTAATCCTTTTGGCAATTACTAATGTTAGGAACTTATTTTTATCACGAAATATTGAGAAGAACTGTCGTTTCATTTGGAACACTGTTCAACGATATTCACATACGTCATAGAAATTCTAATGACGGCGAAATAAGTGATATGAGAGTTCCTCTCGCTTATGGACCTATTCAGAAATTTTTGGCAAGAATTGAACAACAACCAAATTTGAATAAAGCAACTCAAATATCATTACCAAGAATGTCATTTGAGATGAATTCTATTCAATATGATCCAACAAGAAAAGCGGGAGTGACCCAAACTTTTAAGGCATCTGACGGAACAAACTTAAAAAAAGTTTTTATGCCTGTTCCTTACAACATTGGATTTGAATTAAACATTCTTTGTAAATTGAATGACGATGCTCTTCAAATTGTTGAGCAAATTTTACCCTATTTTCAACCAGCATTTAATCTAACAGTTGATCTTGTAGATTCAATTGGAGAAAAAAGAGATATAAGTGTTGTTTTGGATAGTATTTCTTTTCAAGATGATTATGAAGGAGATTTTTCAACAAGAAGAGCACTGATTTATACTTTACAATTTACCGCCAAAACTTATATGTTTGGTCCTATTGCTGATACCACTGATGGACTCATTCGTAAGGTTCAAGTTGATTACTATGCAGATACAAATAGAGAAACTGCTAAGAGAGAACTAAGATATACCGCAACACCAAAAGCACTTAAAGATTACAATGATGATAATATTGCTGTCTTGAGCGAACCTCTAACTAAGACAGAAACAAGAATTTCAGTCAGCACTTCTTCTGGATTGGCAGTTAATAACAGAATAATTATTAACAGTGAGATTATGAAAGTAACTGAAATTATAGATGGAACGACTATTACTGTTAAGAGAGGATATGATGGAAGCAGCGTTACAACTCATTTAGAAAATACTTCTATTGATGTCTTAACACAAGCAGATGATAATCTGATTGATATTGATGACGATTTTGGATTTAATGAAAATAGATACTCATTTACAGATTCTAGAGATTATAGCCCATCTAGAAACATAGATATTTAATAGTCTGGTGAAATTATGACAAATAAGTTTGAAAAGATTGATCAAGCACTCAATGTTGAGAGTAATATTGTTGCGGTTGAATCCGATTCGGAAATACCATTAAGTGTTAGAACAACAAATGATGATATTAAAAAAGACTATGAATATACTCGTGCTAATTTATACTCATTAATTGAAAAAGGTCAAGAAGCAATTAATGGAATTATGGAACTTGCCGGAGAGGGTGGTAGTCCGAGAGCGTATGAGGTTGCTGGTCAATTAATTAAGTCCGTTGGAGACGTTACAGACAAACTTATAGATCTTCAGAAAAAACTCAAAGATGTTGAAGATGAGTCCATAAAGACAACTAATAATGTGACAAACAATGCTGTTTTTGTTGGATCTACCTCTGAACTATCAAAATTACTCAAACAAGGTTTTCTAAATAATAAAGAGTAATAGAGTTTTTTGATGGGTTGGTCTAAAGAATACAAGAGATCAATAGATTGTGATAGTCCACAAGGATTTTCACAAAAGGCTCATTGTGCTGCTCGTAAAAAAAGAGCAGCAGGACAAGAGACCGAATCAAAGTCTCCATTTTCTGAGGCAAAGGATCAAATAACTTTTACAAAGTTCACACATAAAACAAAACATTTACCAAAGTCTCAACATCAACTTGATCCGAATCTTGATCTTAAACAGTTGGTTCATCATTCTACAAAACAATATGTTGATAGAGATGCTGATGGTGATGTAGATGTTTATGACAACCCAAAGAAAAAAATTCCTGATGAAAATGTTCAGAGTGCCCCAGAAGGAGCACGTGTTGCTTCAAAAAAATTAATTGCCAAACAAAAAGGTGAATTAAAGCACACCAGAGTTGGAATGGCATATGAAGAAACTAAATCTGGAGATGAAGGACTTCGTGATTGGTTTGGAAAATCTAAATCATCCGATGGAAAAGCAGGATGGGTTCAATTAGGTGGTAAATGGGCAGGTAAGCCTTGCGCTCGTCAACCAGGGCAAACTTCTACACCAAAATGTGGAAGTTCTAAAATGGCAGCAAATTTATCTGATGAAGAAGAAGAAAGAGCAAGAAGAAGAAAAAATAGACAAGACCCAAATCAACCAGAAAAAACTGGTGGTGCCAAACCAACAAATGTAAGAACTGAAGAAATGGATTTACAAGAAGTCAAAGACAAACCAGGTAAAGGCAGTGGAAAAAAAGATGCCTGTTACAATAAAGTAAAATCAAGATATAGTGTTTGGCCAAGTGCCTATGCTTCTGGAGCACTTGTAAAGTGCCGCAAAGTTGGTGCTGCTAATTGGGGAACAAAATCTGAAGAGACAAATATGGTTAGATATTGTCCAAAATGTAAAAAAGATGAAACTCGTGATGAGTGTCAATATGGTCCAAGATTTTGGGATACGTTTTCTCTTCCAGCAAGACTCACAACCAATCAAATGAAGTATAATATCGCAACGGTTCATCCTGCGAATGAAGAGAAAGATCATGAGTATTCAATGGCTCGTTCTGAACTTTCCACAATCATTGCTGCGGCAAAGAGATTAAAGAAAAAAATGAAAGGTGAAGGCAATATTGAAGCGTGGGTTCAATCCAAAATCACAAAAGCAGCAGATTATATTGATACCGCAGCAGATTATTTGGAAAGTGGTGAGCACGATGTTGAAGAAGCGTGTTGGGTTGGATACAAACAAGTTGGAATGAAAAAGAAAGGTAAAAGACTAGTTCCCAATTGTGTAAAAGAACAACACTCAAATTGGAGAGAAGAACTCTCCGAAGATTGGCAAAAAGTTAATCGTCAAGACAAAACTGATGGATTAAGTCAGAAAGCAGTAGATGCTTATCGTCGTGAAAATCCAGGTTCAAAACTTCAAACTGCGGTAACAGAAAAGAATCCAAAAGGAAAAAGAGCAGATCGTCGCGCTAACTTCTGCCGTCGTATGAAGGGAATGAAGTCTAAGTTAACTTCAGCAAGAACAGCAAGAGATCCAGACTCAAGAATTAACAAAGCCCTACGTCGTTGGAACTGTAACTAAAATGAAATCTTTTCAACAATTTATTTCAGAAAGCATCACCATCAATGGTGACTTTAACGGAACTCTAAACGTAGGTTCCTCCCAACCAGAACAAGCAAGTGAATCTTTTTTCGCTGACGTAGTTTGGGAAGGAAAGATGTATCGTTTAGAAGTAGAAGGCAAGATGCTTTCTAAAAATGAACTCGCAGAACAAATTCAAGGAGAATATCCTGGAGCAATTGTTCATAACATTTATCCTGGTCAGGTAAATACTTCAAGAATTAAAAACGCACAAAGATATCAACCAGAAAGATTATCGTGGAGTGAGTGATTTATGGCACAATTTAATAAAAATGAGCAGGACTTTCTAAATCAGGAAAGAACCCTTTTTGAAGTTATGATGATCGCCAATAAAAATGGCGAGGTAGTTACACTTGACAATCCATTCCCAGTTACCGGAACTGTCGGAATTTCGTCAGAAACTGTTGTAACGATTAATCCAGATACAAATGCTGTTGATGCATTTGGTAGAGCAAGAGTTTCTGAATTATTTACTCTTGGTGACTATAAGCACGTTTATGCCATTGATCCAAACTTTTTAGATAGTGTTTCTGGGGCAGGTTCAACGGTAACTTTCTTCCAAAACCAGGCAGCAGCAAGATTACAAACTGGGATTGGATCTACAGCGTCTTGTATTCATCAAACAAAATTTTATCATCATTATCAACCAGGAAAAGGGCAATTAATTTTTAGTTCTTTTAACTTTTATGCCCCTCAACAAAACGCAACGAAAAGAACTGGATATTTTGATGATAGAGATGGAATCTATCTTGAGCAAGTTGGAGTTAATACTTCTAATGGAATAAATCCTGATATTGGAACTCTCAACTGGGTAATTAGATCTTTTACAAGTGGAATTGCAACAGAAACCAGAATTCCACAATCACAATGGAACAGAGATAAGTGTGATGGCACAGGAACATCTGGATTTGATTTGGATGTTACAAAAACTCAACTTGCGTTTATAGATTTCCAATGGTTAGGTGTTGGTAGAGTTCGTTGTGGGTTTGCTCATAATGGACAACTTATTACAGCACACGAATTTTACCACTCTAACAATCTAGCAACTGTTTATATTGCCAATCCAAATTTACCAGTTCGTTGTGAAATCAGAAATACTGGTGTAGGTATTGGAGCATCTTTTGATCAAATCTGTTCTTCTGTAATGTCGGAAGGTGGCTATGTAGAAAGTGGTATTGACTTTGCCGTTACGATGACCACATCAAGAACAACTCCAACACCAGCAGGAACTGAACTTCCTCTGATTGCAATTCGTCTTAAAAATACTTTCCAAGGATATCCAAATAGAATATCAGTAAGGTTAAATAACCTTTCAATACATTGTGAAACAAATAGTATCATTTATAGGGTCGTGAAACTTCCAAGTTCTGCTTATTTGAGTAATGCTGGAACTTTAACTTGGACTTCTGCTTCTACTAACAGTGGAGTTGAATATTGTGTGGATGCTACAACTTATAGTGATGGTGACGAGTTTGCATCAGGATATGTTCCTTCTGGTGCGTCTCAAAACTCACTTTCACCAGTTGCTTCTGGAACACTAAGCGCAGCAAAAAAGAATATTATTGTTCAAAACATAGATTCAACAAGTTCTGAAATTTATGTGCTTGTCGTAAGAACCATTACTACTACAGGTAATGCTACTGCTAACGTCGCAGCTGCTCTTCAATGGAGGGAGATTTATTAAATTATGAGTGAAGTTTATCTTGGTAATCCTAATTTAAAAAAAGCAAATACCGCAATTGAATTTACAGAAGAACAAATCATTGAGTTCTTAAAGTGTAAAGAAGATCCAGTATATTTTGCTAGAAATTATATCAAAATCGTATCTCTGGATCACGGTTTAGTTCCTTTTGAGATGTATCCATTTCAAGAGAAGTTAATTGATAATTTCCACAAAAACAGATTTAATATTTGTAAGATGCCCCGTCAGACGGGTAAATCCACAACTTGTGTTTCATATTTGTTACATTATGCTGTATTCAATGATAATGTCAATATAGCTATTCTAGCAAACAAAGCATCCACTGCTAGAGACCTACTGGGAAGATTACAACTTGCTTATGAGAATTTACCCAAGTGGATGCAACAGGGTATCATATCCTGGAACAAAGGTAGTTTAGAATTAGAAAATGGCTCCAAAAT